TCATCAAGTGGGCCACCGGCAACAGCGTCATCAAGTGGGCCGACGGCAACAGCGTCATCGAGCGGGCCGACGGCAACAGCGTCATCGAGCGGGCCGACGGCAACAGCGTCATCGAGAGGGCCGACGGCAACAGCGTCATCGAGTGGGCCACCGGCAACAGCGTCATCAAGCGGGCCGACGGCAACAGCGTCATCGAGCGGGCCACCGGCAACAGCGTCATCAAGTGGGCCGACGGCAACAGCGTCATCAAGTGGGCCGACGGCAACAGCGTCATCGTAAAGCCCTCGGTCTACGGACAGAACAATACGTCCGTGTCCAAGCTCTCCGGGCTCGCAGTCCTTCTCGATCGCTCCCAGGGCGACATCAAGGTCTACTCGGCTGTCCCGGTCGAGAACATCGTCGCGCCATGACCGCCATCCCGAAGGGATCCTCGCTCATCCCACGTGACGCCGCGATGCTCGGCGGTCCGAGCGTCTTGCGCCACGCCTGCCTGCTCTGCGGCATTCCGTTCCCCGACTCGCACCACGAGCCGCCGAGAGGCCGCATCCCGAAGGCGCTGCAACCGCTGATCCCGCGGCCGTCGCTCTGTGGCCCCGGAAACACCGCCGGCACGTGTCACGGCATGGCGCATCGCAACGGCGGCACGGTTCGCATCGAAGCCACCGACGCGGGCTACACGCTCGTGCTCGACGAGCAGGCGCAGTTGCGCGTGAACGTCCGGCGTGCGGCTCACGGGTTGCCGCCTGTCCTGTCCGCAATCGACATCGAAGGGAGGTAAGTCATGGCCCGAACCCGACAGATCAAGCCCGAGTTCTTCGAGAACGAGGAACTCGCGGAGTGCTCACCGCACGCGCGGCTGCTGTTCATCCACCTGTGGCAGATCGCCGATCGCAGGGGAGTCCTCAAGGACCGCCCCAGGCGCATCGCAGCGTCCGCGTTCCCGTACGAAACCGTGGACGGAGAGGCGCTTCTCACCGAGCTTGCTGAGCGCGGATTCATTGTCCGGGGCAAGCCCGGGGCTAATCCGGTGCTCGTCGTTCCCAACTTCGCGAAGCATCAACACATCCACCATCGGGAAATGGCGTCTGACCTGCCAAGCCCCGAACTAGCCCCGGTTAAGAACCGGCCTAGCCCGACGGCTTCTGCTTCTGCTTCTGCTTCTGCTTCTGCTGGGGGCTTCGTGCGCGCGCGCGAGGACGAACCGGACGGATTCGCGGAGGTCTGCGAGATCGCCGAGTCCGTGAAGTGCAACCCGCTGTCACCGTCCGATGTCGAGAAGTGCCGGACCATCGCCCGCGTCAACAGCGTCGAGCGGGTCAATGCCGCGGCGAAGGTCTGCGCCGACAAGGGAAAGCAATCGGTCGCGTTCCTTGCCGGGGCGTGCGACAACCTGTCACCCGAAGAGCTGCACCCCGCTCCTGCGCCCGTGACCTACGTTGGGATGCAGCCCTACCAGACCCCGCAACAGCGCCAAGCGAAGGAAGCCGAGGAAGCCGCGTTCATGGCGTCGCTCGACGCAGCGGCGGCCGAGGCATGAGTACGGACAGGGCAGGCGACCTCATCGGCCACATGATCGCCCGGCCCGAGCGGGCATTCGACGTGGACCCGTCGCTGATTCCCGAGAACCTTCGCCCGATCCACGCGGCAATCGTCGAGCTGCAATCGACCACCCGTGACGTGACGCCTTCCGCCATCGTCGAACTCATCGGCGGAGACGCCCGACAGGCGCACTGGCTCGGCGACCGCGCCTTGAGCTACCACGGCAGCTTCGCCGGGGCTCTGGCGTCAGTGACCAAAGCCGCCACCAGGGCGCGCATGACGCGCGTCGCGGTGGAGCTTCGAGCTGCCGCCGACGACTCGACCGACCCCGACGCCGCCATCACCGCCGCCATCGACGCGCTGTCGCAGCACGGCTCAAGCGGCCTGACGCCGATCGCCGACTACCGAACCCGGCGTCTTGAGACGCTGACGACCGCGACGTTCTGCGTTCGCATCGACGGAGCCGAGAGCGTGCCGCTGGCCGAGGGTGACTTCGTGGTCATCGGCGCGCGGCCCGGTGTCGGGAAGACCGTACTCGCGTTGCAGAGCGCCGTGCGTTGGGCATCCGAGATCCCGGTCGGATTCTTCAGCTTCGAGATGGCCGGCGAACAGCTCTTCGACCGCATCGTGGCCGGGCGCCTTGCGCTCACCGTGGGCTCACTGCGCCGCGGCGTGTCCGACGCCACACGGGGCCACGTCGCCGACGCCACACGCGACATGGAGGGCTTGGCGCTGTCCATCGACGACTCCGCTCCGACCTTCGAGGCGATGGTGCTGGCTTGCCGGGCCTTCGCCGCCCGGGGCGGGCGCGTGGTCATCATCGACTACTTCGGCCTCGCCACCGGGTCCGTGAAGTGGGAGGTCATGGCGCAGTCGTCGAAGGATCTCAAGCGCCTCGCCCGTCAGACCGGCCTCGTGGTCATCGCGCTGTCGCAGCTCTCCCGCGACGTTGCGAAGGAATCGCGCCGACCGACCATCGCCGACCTGCGCGGCACCGGCTCGCTTGAGCAGGACGCCGACACCGTGGCCGTCATGGGGAAGCCCGACGACGCGCTGCTCGACGAGTGGAGAGCCGCGCGATACCTGCTCCCCGACGACGTGGCGTTCATCGACTTTGCCAAGTCGCGCCACTCCGTGCCCGGCTGCTACCCGCTGCACTTCTGCGGCGACGAGCAGCGATTCAAGCCCGTAGACCAGGAAGGGGGTCTGTAGTGCTGACCGTGACCGTTCCGCGCCAATACCGCCTCGACCCGTCCGACACCACCGTCGTCCAGACGCGTCCGAGCGAGTACCACCCCTGGCGCCCGTTCTCGTGGCAACTGGACGCTGACGACGCTTTCCACGCGTGCTTCTGCCTGCGTCTGCGCGAGGTGCGCGCGCAGCAGACCATCCGGGCCGCCTCATGAGGCCGCGCCTACTCGACCTGTTCTGTGGCGCTGGCGGTGCGGCGATGGGATACCACCGCGCGGGCTTCGATGTCGTCGGCGTGGACATCAAACCGCAGCCGCACTACCCGTTCGAGTTCCACCAGTCCGACGCGCTGGAGTACGTCGCCGAGCACGGCCACGAGTTCGACGCGATACACGCGAGCCCGCCGTGTCAGGCGTTCACCGCGCTCAAGTCCATGTGGAACGCCAAGCCGCACCCTGACCTCGTGGACCCTACCAGGCAACTGCTCATCGCCAGCGGCAAGCCCTACGTGATCGAGAACGTCCCAGGCGCTCCGCTCATCGAAGCGTGGATGCTCTGCGGCACGATGTTCGGGCTCGGGACGGGAGAGGCAGAGCTTCGCCGGCACCGGCTGTTCGAGACGACGTTCGCGATGCTGGTACCGCCCTGTTCGCACTACCAGCGCCACCTCGTTATCGGCGTGTACGGTGGTCACGGCCGTGACCACCGTCGCACAAGGCCCGCGACGGTGGGGGTTTACGGAGACGGCAACGGCCGCGACTACCGCCGCCAGCCTGCCACCGTCGGCGTCTACGGGTCGGCGGGTGGCGCATCTGTGCGCGACGGCACGCAGCAGTTCTCGACGGCGGAGCGCGCCGAAGCGATGGGCATCGACTGGATGACCGGCAACGAGCTGTCCCAGGCCATACCCCCTGCCTACACCGAGTTCATCGGGGAGTATCTGCTCGCGGAGGTGGCCGCATGAGGCCCAAGCCCCTGCACCGATGCTCACGCGGCGACTTCGTGAACCTGCTGGCCGCCATCTTCGCCTCCGACCCCGCGCCGCATCCTCGCGTCCCGACGCGCCTGTGGCGCTGCACCGCTCCCGCCCCGCGCCGAAGGTGGTGCGAGGAAGCCGCCTACGCGGGCAGGATAGGCCCGTCGAGCTTCCAGTGCACCATGAGCCCTATCGGCCACGACGGGACCGGCACCGCGCCGCCGAGCCACGACTCAGGAATCCGCACCGCGACCGAGATCGTGGACGGCATCTACGTCGAGACGTGCCCGTACCGCTCTCCCTCACCGCGTCCAGGCCCAGCCGTCCCGTCCGGCTCGTGGCACATCCGCTCCGACGGCTACGACGACGCGGCGGTGGAGTGGACGCGCGCCACGGTGACGCTGCTGGCGTTCGAGGACTCCCCGATGGGGCGGGTCGCGCTCGGCATCGTGAGCGACGACATGAGCGTCGTGGACGGCGACCTGGACACCCGCTGGTTGCACTCGCAGCCTCGACTCGACTCCGACGAACGCCGCAACCTCTGGCGCCGAGAGGCCCAGGAGCGCTTGGCCGCTCACCTGAAACGGACATCCCGCCCGCGAGACGTGAACCCTGCCACACTGCCCGTCGGACTCACGCACCGTGCCGAGCGCATGGCGCTGATCCTCGCCTGAAAGGACGACCATGACCACCGAAACCATCGACCGCCCGGATACTCCGCTCGAAGCGCAAGCGACGCAGGTCGCACAGTTCATCCGCGACAACCACCGCAAGCCCTCGTCGGCGACGAACAGCGTGTACTCCCCGCCGAAGATAGATCCCCGCGACGCACCGTTCCGTCAGGCCGAACGCGACCGCAAGCCAGCCCCGCTCCCGAGCGAGCACCAGATCGCCACGCTGCTGGAGTCCATGAAGCGCGCCCGGACCTTCCGCCACGCCGAGAGCCTGTTCCTGTTGGCCGGCGAGCACGTCTACGACGTGTCCGCGCTCAAGCCGCTGCGAGAGGACGTGGCGCTCGACATCCTGCACGAGCTGGCGCGCCTGGTTCCCGACGTGGAGGCCGAACCTGATCCCGAGCCGACCACCACAGAGGCAGCCGCCGCTCCTGCCGTCATCTTCGACGCCGAGCAGGTCGAGGCCGCGCCCACGGAGCAGGACTTCGACATGGGGCACGACCTGCCCGCGTTCCTGACCACGCTCGATCCGATGGAAGTGGACGCGGATCACCGCGAGAAGCGCAAGCGCGCCGCGGAGCAGGCCGAGAAGGTAGCGGCCGAGGCGTGGAGGCATCATGGCGAGTGACGCAAAGGACACCCCATGCTCCTCGCCCTTACCCTCGCAGCCATGTGCGCCGTCCTCGCCCTCATCGCCGTCGTCGGGTGGTGTTGGGAGCGGTACTTTCGGCCCCGGAAGGCTAGGCGAGAACCTGAATCAAGACGTGACCGGGATGCCCGCTGACCCCAAGGAGGACACATGCTCGGACTCGTGCTGTTCGGAGCCGCGACCTTCATCGGAGGATTCATGCTCGGAGGGTACTGGCCCGCCCGCCGCTGACTTCGGCGCGCTGTGGGAGGGCGTACTCAATCCCCTTGACGACGATGGTGAAGCCGTCGCGCCCTACCTTGAGGACGACCTACGCACCCTTCGCGCCGAGTTTGATCGCAGGGGAGCCGAGCGCGACGAGGCGAGGAAGTGGGGAGAGTCGCTTACGACCTGGGGCAAGGGGATACAGGCCGAGGTCGAGCGCCTACGAGGCGAAATGGTGCGACTGGGCCGCAACGCCGACGACGACATTGGGCACCTTGAGGCCGAACTCACCCGCCTACGAGCCGAGAACGCGGAGCTAAAGGGGCGCGGCCCCTTATTCGACCGCATGGCGGCGAGGACAATCGAACGGCAAGAACGCATCATCGAGGAGTTGGAAAACGCTGACGGCTGCAAGGGAGGGGATGCCTGCGGAATCGCAGCTACGGCTATCCAGCAACGCGACGCCGCCCGCGATGAACGCGCTGAGGCTGTGGAGTGGGGCAAGCGTGAGCGCAGGCGGGCCGATGAGCAGCAGACTCGCGCCGAGCGCATCCGCGAGTCGTCGAGAGAACTGCTCGGCACGATAGGCGAGTCCTGCCACCAGCTCGAAGCCACCAACGTTCTACTGCGTGACGTGGTGGAGGCGGCGAAGGCTAGGAATCTCCGCTGCACGAACAACCGCGAGAAGTGCTGGGAGATGTACCCGTGTACTGAGTGCCGACCGCTCTGTGCCGCCCTCGCCGCACTCAAGGAGGCAGACCGATGAGTGACACGACCGACCCACGTATCGCTGTGGTAGCGGAGGGCTTGCGGTTCGACCGTGAGGCGACACCGGATACGTTCTCCGCCCTCTACTCGATAGCCGATGACCTAGCCACGAAGGACGAGCGTATTGGCGACCTAGAGGACTTCAACGACCGAATACAGGACGAAATCCTTGCCCTCCTGCGCGAACGTGACGCGCTGGTGGCGGAGCACGAGGCGTGGAGCGCCGAGCCATACGGATACGCCGACATGTTCAGCCCTGAGGCCGAGGCTCACCAAGCCGCCCACGAAGCCGCCGACCGCGTACTGAAGGGGGAGCAATGAGCGAGACGTGTGAGGGCTGTGTGTTTCACAAGCGCGAGTCGGGCGACCGCTGGCAAGTGGACACCTGCTACGAGCGTCCCGGTGCTCCGGTGGAGCGCCAAAAGCGAAACGAGTATTGGTCAACGTACCCGCTGGCCTGCTCGCTACGCAAGACGAAGGAGTCCGACGATGAGTAGCTACCTCGCCTTCAGGGACTACGGCACCAGTGAGAGCGGAAAGACCAAGCGCGTCGAGGTTCGTAGCTCACGAAGCGGCGACCTGCTGGCGCTCATCGCTTGGCATGGCCCGTGGAGGAAGTACGTCGCGCACTTCCAGAGCAGCGTGACGTTCGACTCTGGGTGCCTTGACGAACTGTCCGCTCACTTGGCATCCATGAACGCCGACCACCGCGAGGTGGCCACCGATGCTACCTGACACCGAACGCAAACAGCACGAGGCGACGGTACGGAGGGCGTGCCGCTCAGCCGACGCCGACGAGAGCTGCATGAGGGGCCACAAGGGGATGCGCTACCGGGAGAACGCCCTCGACGCCCTCACCGCCGACGCTGCACTCGCACGGGGGATGGTGGAGGTGTTCGTCGCGCACGAGGTCGGTCGGAAGCCGTACAACCACCTCGTGAACCACAACGAATCGGCGAAAGAGCTGCGCGAGTGGGCCGAGTCCGAAGCGAGGCGGGCGATCTCCGACACTCGACCTGACGTGTAGGTTGACACGTGCAACGAACTGGTGTTCGATACGCGTAGCGAGCGATGACACGCGGCAGGAACGGGACGGCACGGAAGCCGCCTCGGGAAACGCAGGGGACGTGAGCCGTCCCGCCGGATCGCACCAGCTTAGGTGCCGCCGAGCCGCATTCTTGAACTGACTGTCTCCACTCAACGATTCGTAGTACGCAAGCCACGCCATCTGCCCTCACGGGTCGGTGGCGTGGCTGCTGTCTGCCCGAAGTCCTGCGCTCACCCGGCGCTGATCGCGGCGATTCCTTCCCGCCGCACATGGACTGCGCGGCTCGCGGGGCGATGGCAGGGTGCCCCGCGAGCCGACGTTCCCAGGAGGTGATCGTGTGGAGACTCCCGAAGCGATGGTCGAGGCCATCGTCGCCAAGCGTGAGGGTGCGGAAAGTTCGCAGGTCGCACCAAAGCGGAAGCACGCGGGTGGCCGGCCGACGAAGTACGACGCCAAGGCGCACCCGATCGCTGCTGCAGCTCTCGCCGCGCTAGGGCTCATCGGCCCTGAGATCGCCGACGAACTCGGTATCGCGATGTCTACGTTCTCGAAGTGGCAGGCAGAGCACATCGAGTTCTCGGAAGCCATAAAAGCGGCCAAGGTCGAACCGGACGACGAGGTTGAGCAGTCGCTCTACAAGCGCGCTCTCGGCGAGTCCGTCAAGAGCCGGACGTTCATCGCCGGTCGCGAGGTCATCGAGTACCACGCAGCCGACACGACCGCCTGCATCTTCTGGCTCTGCAACCGGCGCCCCGAGCGGTGGAAGCACGTCAACCGCGTCGAGCACACGGGGGCGAACGGAGGGCCGATAGATGTCCGGCACCGCACGCTCAACGAGATCGAAGCCGAGATCTCCGCGCTCGACTCCGAATACGAACTCCTCTGCGACGCTCGCCCTCAAGCAGCGTCAGATGGAGCTGAAGGCTGAGCGCAACGAGGCCGCGAGGTCCGATGAGTACGCGCGAGCCCGCGGGGGCCTCTACGACTTCGTCCGAGCTGCGTGGCGCATCGTCGAACCTCACGGAGCCTTCGTAGACAACTGGCACATCGCCTACCTCTGCGAATGGCTAGAGTGCATCACCTACGGCGAGGCCCCGTGCCCCGAGTGCTGCGAAGCGATGGGGACGGCGGCCGAACCCGTTCACGCGATGGTGGTCAACATCCCCCCGCGCTACATGAAGTCGCTGATCGTCACCGTCATGTGGCCGGTGTGGGAGTGGATAGACCGCCCCGGGATGCGCTACCTGTTCTCAAGCTACAGCGCCAACCTCTCGACCACGCACTCGCTGGCCAGGCGTCGCATCGTCGAGTCCGACTGGTACCAGGGCGGCTACGGCAAGTCGTTCACGCTCACGAGTGACCAGAACGTGAAGACCTACTACGAGAACGACCGCCGGGGTCACATGATGGCGACCTCCACCGGGGGTAGCGCCACCGGCCAGGGCGGCGATCGCGTCGTCATCGACGATCCGCAGAACCCGCAGGATGCTCACTCGGAGGCCAAGCGCCTATCCGCCAACCGCTTCTTCGACGAGACGCTCTCGACGCGGCTCAACGACAAGTCCACCGGGGCATTCGTCCTCATCATGCAGCGCCTGCACCAGTCCGACCTCACGGGCCACGTGCTCGACGAGGGCGGATGGATCCACGTGCGCGTGCCGGCCATCGCCGAGGTCGACGAGACCGTCGTCTTCCCTCGGAGCGGACGCGTGGTCACCCGCAAGACGGGCGAGCTGCTATGGGAAGCCCGCGAGGACACCGCGCAGATCGAGCGCGTCAAACGCCGACTGGGGAGCTACGGCTTCGCCGGGCAGTACCAACAGCGGCCGACTCCCGCTGAAGGCGGCATGGTCAAGCGCGAATGGTTGCGCTACTGGACGCTTCGACGCCGAGCCGACGATCCTCCTGACGTCGTCGAGCTTCCCGAGTCACTGACCGGCCATCGTCAGAGCTGGGACATGGGGCTGTGGGGAGAGGCGCGAGACGACTACACCGTGGGGCTCGTGGGAGCCAGGGCAGGCGCCAACGTCTACGTGCTCGACGGCATCCGTGAACGCCTCGGCCTGCCGGGGTGCATCGCCGCTCTGCACACGCTCACCGCTCGCAACTGCCGGGCTACCCGCAAGGTCATCGAGAAGGCGGCCAACGGCTCAGAGGTCGCACGCAGGCTCGCGGGCACCGTGCCGGGCATCATCGCCCTGCCGCCGCGCGGGAGCAAGGAAGCCCGGCTGGCTGCTGCCACTCCCATGATCGAGGCGGGCAACGTGTTCCTGCCGCACCCGCGTGAGGCTGGTTGGATGGCGGACTGCATCGAAGAGCTGGTGAGCTTCCCGTTCGCCGAGCATGACGACTTCACCGACGCGCTCTCGCAACTCGTGAACGACTTCGCCAACAACGCGGGCGGCGCATCGTCCGCGGGATTCGGCGGCGGTCTGGACATCGGAGGCACCACGTGACGATAGCGACCCGACTCGGTAGCGCTTACCGTGCCTTCGCAGGCGTCGAGACTCCGCCCGAAGGCGACATCGCCGGGCACGGCAGCGGGTCTATCGCGTCGAGCTACATCGGCGACCTGGAAGCCAACATCGGGACGTACCGCCCGAGCGGAATCAGCTTCACGGTCATGCGGAAGATGATGCTCGACCCCACGATCAAGGCGTGCTCCGCGCTCTCCGAGCTGGCGCTCAGGTTCGCGCCGTGGGACGTGGACGGTCCCGATGCGCTGCACGCCGAGTTCATCCGCGCGGCGATAGAGCCCGTGTGGGGGTCCATCATCAAGGGATGCGCGCGCACCGGAGTCTACGAGGGCTGCGCGCCTTTCGAGACCGTCTACCAGCGCACCGACACGAGCGTGAAGACGGCGGACGACGCGGGCGCTGTTGTCGAGAACACGGTCACCGGCTGGACGCTGTCCAAGGTCAAGGACATCGACCCCGCGTCGCTGGTGTCCATCTACGTCAACGGCCTTGAGGACTTCAACGGGCTCGGCCTGACCTACCCGTACCTGCACCTCGAAGCCGAGCGATGCTTCCACTTCTCAAGCGGGATGCGCTTCGGCAACTACTGGGGCGAAGGGCGGCTGCTCTCCGTCTACGACGCCTGGTACGCCCACCGGATCCTGCACTCGCTGTTCATGCGCTTCATGGCGCGCAGGACCACTCCTGCCGTTCACGTCGAGTTTCCCCCCGGCGAGAACAGCGATGGCGTCGCGAACGCCAACACGGCACGCGCGATCGCCGCGGGCTTCCAGAGCGATGCGACGAGCATGTGGACGCAGTCGTCGATGGATGGCGAAGCCTCCTGGGCCGTCTCGCTGGTGGAGGACGCGCAGCGCGCGCAGACCGCCGGCGCTTTCCTCGCGGGTGCCAAGGCGCTGGAGATGCGCATGATGCTCGGCCTGCTGACTCCCGAGAAGGTGCTCAACGGCGACGGCGGGAGCAACGCCTTGTCCGACACGCACAAGGACGTCTGGCTGCTCGGTGTGCAAGGGACGTTCTCCGAGATCATCGACGCCGTCAACGCGCAGATCGTGCCTCGGCTGATCCGCTACACGTTCGGCGACGTTGCCATCCCGCGCATCGTCACCCCCGGGATGTCTGACGAGGACAAGCTCTACCTCGGCTCGCTGTTCACCGAACTGGTGAAGGCCGGGAGCGTGGACGTCGACGGCGACTCGATAGCCGAGCGCATCGGCGTTCCCACACGGACCGGCGAGAGCGCGCAGACCGAAGGCACGCCCGACTCCACGATGGCTGAGAACCGCGACGCCGCCATGCGTCTGGCAGACGAACTTCAGGCCGCCCGACTGTCACTGGCGGTGCGCTGATGAATGTCTGGCTGGCTCTCTGGCAGAACGACAAAGGGCTGGGCATCATCGGCGTCGGGAGCACGGAGAAGTCCGCCCAGGAGATGAGCCTTCTGGTTCCCGGCGGTGCCGCCGAGGAAGGGTTCGCAGTCGGCCCGATTGCGTTGGACTATCCATCTCCTCCGGACTGCTATTCCGATGCCCCTGGTGACCACTGGCCGGGGGCGCAGGTGACCACCGCCGACGGCCGAGTCATTGAGGTCGATCCATGACGGGGGTGCGCTGATGTGCCGGGAGTGCGGTGGATACGTCAGCAGTCCGCTGGGCCTTGTGGGTGAGGACGACGGGGCATACGCCATCCCGCTCAACCGCTCGGGCCGCACGGCCGACCTTCGGCTCGCCACGGCCGCCGTCGACGCGGTAGGCCCGCTCAAGTTCTGGCGCGAGCTGACGCCTATCGAGCTGGAGTTCGGTGACATCGAGCGCGTAGCTCGCGACGTGAACGACTCCGAGGTCGCCATCGCGGAGGCCGGGGCCCCGCCGCTCAAGGCCTTGGTACGCGAGGTCGTGTCCTCGGCCATCGCCGCGGTGAAGGCACGCGACCTTGCAAAGGCGAGCGCGCTTCCAAAGCCCGACGCCTCCGACCTTGCAAAGTCGCTCAAGGCCGCGACCGGCTCGGCCATAGACACCGGAAAGCGCCAGGTGTTCGACGAGTACCGCAGGCAGACCGGGAGCAAGCTGGCCCTGCCGCCTCGGCTCACGCCCAAGCTCCTCGCGCGGTTCATCGCCGCCAAGTCCTCCGCCCAGGCCGAGAGCCTCACTAACGAAGCGATCGCGGCGGCGCAGAAGATGGCGCTCGCGCAGATCGGCCGAGAGGTCTACGACGCCGACAAGCTGGAGGCGTTCGTCACCGCCAAGGCCACCGAACTGCTGGCGAGTATGGCCCGAGACGACGCACGCGAAGCCAACGGCATGGGTCGACGCATCGCCGCTGAGGAGACTGCCGACCAGATCGAGACGGTCGTCTACACCGCGATCATGGACTCCGGCGTGTGCGGCGTGTGTGAGGACCGCGACGGCGACGAGTACGGCCCAGAGGACATGGGGCAAGCCCCGAATCCTGACTGCGAGGGCGCGCTGTACGCGGGCTGTCGCTGCGCGGAACTCATCGTCTACGCGAAGGGGTGACGTAAGTGAACTGGCTCAGAAGGCGACGCCTCGCCCGTCGCATCGCCCGGGTCCACCGTGACCTGGACGCGTTGGACGCCGCGCTGAACGTCGCCGGGTTGTCCCGACAGAGCCGCCGCCGCGTGTGGCGTGAAGTCATCGCAGGGCGGCTCACCCCGTCAGAACTCATCGGCAAGGAGACGACATGCTGAAACTGCTTCAGACCACACTCGCGTCGGGGGCGACCGCCACGAGTGACGTGGTCATTCTCCCGATCGGCAAGTGGCACACCGACAAGTACGGCGACCTCGACTTGTCACGCAAGGTCGCCGACGAGCTGATCGCCAACTTCAGCGGCCAGGTCCTCGGCCGAGACATCCGCGTGGACATTGACCACGAGTTCGGAGAGGCCGCCGGTTGGATCACCGGCCTTGGCATCGGGACGTTTGCCGACCCGGTCACGGGAGACGAGACCCCAGCCGTCGTTATGCGCGTCAACTGGACGCCCGGAGGGGCCAAGTCGCTGGCCGAGGGCGAGTACCGGTACGTCTCGGCCGCCTACGGGCGATACACGCAGCCTGCCACCGGCAGGGTGTTCGCGAACGTTCTCCGCGCCGTGTCGCTCACGAACGACCCGGTGATGGTCGTGCCTCCGGTGGACTCCGAGCCGCTGTCCGTCGAGTTCTCGGACATGGTCACGCTCGCCGACGGCATCAAGTTCGGCGAGGTCGTGGACGCCGTGGAGGAGCGCATAGCCGAACAGGACGCCGAGCCCGCGCCCGCCGACCTGTGGGCGGCGCAGTGGGGCTCGTGGCCCGCGTTCGCCGCGATGGACGAGCTGCTGCGCCAGGCCATCGCGGACGGCCTGGCCGGGGACGCCCTGCGCGCCCGCATCGCCGAGCTTTCCGCCGATCTTCCCGAGGCCATCGCCGCGGCTATCGAGGCGGCGGTGACGCGCGCCAACGACGGCGAGGACGGGCCGGAAGTAGCGCCCGCCCCCGCCGAAGTCACGCCGCAGACCGACCCGCTCGCTCCCGCAGAGCTGGCCGACTCCACCGCTGACTCCGGGGTAAGCGACCCCGTAGCAGAGATATTGGACGCTTTCGACGCCCTCATGGGCAAGGCCGACGACATCGTGCGAGGCGCCCCCGGCGTCCGTGCGATGCGCACTCTTGCCGCCGAGACGCGCTCGAAGCTGAGCAAGCTCCTGAAAGGAGGCACCAAGATGAGTGACGACAAGCCCACTACCCCGACTCCCGAGGCCGTCGAGCTGGCCGAGCTGAAGGCCACGATCCGCAACGAGAAGGTCACCGCCGCGCTGGACGCCCTGTCGGCCAAGGGGATGACCGAGCCCGCCCGCCATGCGCTGGCCGCCATCCTCACGACCGAGACTCCCGATGCCATCGTGCTGTCCGAGGGCGCCGAGCCCGTCGAGATGCCCGACGCCATCCTCGCGTTCGCTTCAGTCGTCGAGTTCGTGCCGATCGCGACGGAAGACCCCGGCACCGCGCTGGCCAACACCGCCGGCACGATCACCCTGACCGATGCCGAGATCGCCTTTGCCAAGCAGCAGGGCGTCTCGGAAGACTTCATGCTCGCCGCCAAGGTCGCCAAGGCCGAGGCCGACAACTCGAAGGAGGACTAGACATGACGCTCACCGCAGGCCGAGAGGCCAAGCGCAGCATCGACAACGGCGTGATCGCTTCGAGCCCGAAGAAGGCCGCGACCGCCATCTACGGCGGCTCGCTGCTGAACCGTCTCACCTCAGACGGCAAGGTCCAGCCGGGCGCCGACACCGCGTCCACCACGTTCGGCGGAGTCGCCGTCCGTGACGCGCTGGCCGCCGACACGGTCATCGACATCTACACGAAGGGGACCTTCGAGTTCACCTTCGGAGCCGGGAGCCTTGGGGCTGCCAGCATCGGGACGGTCGTCTACGTCAACGGTGAGGACACCGTGGACGTGGCCGCAACCACCAGCAACGACGTGGCGTGCGGAGTCATCCGCGAGGTCGTCTCCGCCACGAAGTGCCGCGTCGCCATCGACGGCTACGTCAAGTAGCCCCAAACACGAAAGGAGGCTTGAAACCTCATGGGAATCATCAACAAGGCCGCACTCACCACGGCTCAGACCGCTTTCCGCGCGATCGCGATGGAGACCTTCGACTCTTCGCCGCGCGCTGACCTGTCCGGCATCGTCCTGGACGTGCCGATGACGACCGGCACGATGAGCCTGTCGTGGGTCGCCGCGCTCGGCAAGATGCGTGAGTGGCTCGGCGAGCGCCAGGTGCGCGACGTGATCGCCAAGTCGTTCACGATCACCCCGAAGCACTACGAGCACACGATCGGCATGAAGCAGGACGACATCGACGACGATGCCCTGGGCCAGTACGGTCCTCAGATCCGGCTCATGGCCGCCGGCGCGCTGCGTGAGCTGGACGCTGCGGCCTCTGGAGTGCTCGACGCCAACTCGACGTGCTACGACGGCCAGCCGCTCGTGGACGATAGCCACCCGGCATTCGGCGCGTACGCCGCGTTCGACAACAAGAACGGCACCGGGGCGCTGTCGGCCGACGCGACCGGCTACGGCTACGTCCTGACCGGCATGGGCATGATGGCTGGCTTCGCGGATTCCGAGGGCCGTAACCTCGGCCTGTCCGCCAAGGCGCTCGTCGTTCCCAACGCCTTGCAGTACGTCGCCAACGCTCTGGTCAAGTCGCCCTTCAAGATCGGCACCACGTCGGACTACAACGCCCTGTCCGGGCTGAAGGTCGTCGTTCTCCCGTCGCTTACCGATACGACCAACTGGTACCTCGTGGACACCGACGCGCTGGTGCCGCCGATCATCCGGGGCATCCGCAAGATGCCGGAGTACAAGGAAGACGACACCAGCCTCTTCAAGACCGGCGAGATATTCTACGGCGTGGACGGTCGCTGGGACGTCGCCGCGGGATTCCCGCAGGCGATTGTCGGAACCATCGTCCCGGGCTAGGTGGTCTGAGTGACAACCACGGTCCACGTACGCCTTGCTCGTCCGGACCACCCCAACGGCCGCCGGGCCGTTGGGGGTCTGGACATCCAGCGAGCATGGCAAGTGGCGACGGTGACGGATGAACAAGCCGCCGCTATCCTCGCCGACCCGGAGGTCGAGAGCGACGCGTGGGAAGTCGATTCTCCGCTCGCTATCGCTCCGGCCGCCATCGTGAAGGCCACCGCTCCGGAGGCCGCTAATCTCGAAGGGGTAGACGGTTCGCTGACCTTCCTCTTCCACGACACCGCCTCACTCGACAGCCAGAACAACAACGCCGTCGCTTGGGCCTTCGCCCGCATGTCGGCCGCCGACGCCGCTCAGCACAACGGGTACTCGCTCGACGTGACGTACAACGGCACCACTGAGGACTACTCGCTCTGCCGGTTGTCACGGGTGGACGACGGCGACGGAGTGGAGCTGGATACCGCCACCATAGCCAAGGCCGACGGCCACTACTTCAAGCTCACGGTGACCGGCGCCAGCCTCAAGGTGTACCAGTCCTCGGACGGTGTCGTGTGGACCGAGATCCTCAGCGCCACTGACGACACCTATGCGGACGGGCGCTGGTACAACTGGTGGCCCGACATCGAGCATTCCTACTACACGACCGATCTGGGCTATGCCGCTCCCGGGACGTGGGACAACGTGGCGACCACTGTTGCGGACCTCGCGCTGGGGATCGACATCTCCCAGGCCGACGCCATGACCATCATCACACGCACCGCAGCCGTCTACCGGACGGCTCTGTCCTAGTCTAGGAGGAGCAATGGCACGCAGACGCATGACACCGGAGGAGCGAGCCGCTCGAGCAGCCGCCCGCAAGGCCACGTCGGCCGCGCTCGCAGACCACACCGTGACGAGTGAGGAGAAGGGCGAGGTGCTGTCCGCTCTGGACCACGCCTCCTGCCGCTTCCCCGTCACCGCCCGTCTGGCCGACCAGAACCACCCCAACGGACAGCGTGTCCGGGGCGGCGTGACGTGGACGGCCGAGCCGCAGACGCACGAGCTGACGCAGGCGCAGGCCGACGCGGTCCGTGCCGATCCTGCGCTGCGTGTGCTCGCCACACCCGAGCCGGACCCCGAGCCGGATCCGGACGCATAGTCCGACTGCGACGCAACTGACCCGTCTGCGGAGGCGGCTTGGGAGACCAGTCCGCCTCCGTGCGTCCACACAGCGCACGCACCCGCGCGCGTTGCGCCGACGTAGGAGGTGACCCATGTCCCGTCTGACCCCCAAGGGCCTAGTTGCCGCGCTCTTCTTCGTGCTCCTACTCACGGGGTGCGCCTCTTCCGCGCCCGCGTCCACCCCTCGCCTGCTGTCCACTACGACGCCCATCATCGTCCGCACTCTGGACGCGAGCGGAGTCACGGTCCTGCCCGACCGTACCGTCCCGATCTGGCAGTACGTCGAGGGAGCTGACCGTGGCGAGTACATGCGCCGTACCGACTTCGAGGCCGCGTTCGAGGCCGACCTGCACGCGCATGATGCCTCTTTCTCGCGCACGCACCGCCTGATAGACGGAGGCCGATGATGGGAGCAACGTACGTCCCGAGCGTACCGGCAGACGTGGGAGCCGAGCCTGCGCTTGGCGCGCCCGAGACATCTGGCTACGCGCTGGTGTCTGACGATGCGGGAGTACGGTCGTGGGCACCGCTAGGTGGGGCTGACCCTGCCGAGGTCTACCCCAAGGGAGATGCGTTCCCGTCCTCGCCGGTAGCGGGCGACGTGTTCTACCGCACCGACCGCAGCGTGCTCTACGGCTACACGACGGCCTGGGTGCCGCTGGAGTCCTTCGCGGCCATGACCCTGTACGTCAGCACCACCGGCACCAACGACACGGCGCACGGTTGGGCCAGCGGAGCCGATGCGTTCCTCACGCTCGCCTACGCCTTCTCGCAGATACCCGGCAGCTTCGGCGGAAACGTCGTCGTCATCGTCGAAGCCGGGACGTATAGCGAGACGACGCCGACGCTTGGTGGAAAGACCCCCACGGGCAGCTTCACCATTGAGATCCGCGGCTCGGTCACTCTTGGCGCGACGCAGACCATCGCCTCGCAGGTACAAGCAAGCACAGCGACGCCGACGCAGGGGACCGTCACCGTCACAGGTGCGGGATGGTCCGCGACGGGTGAGGGCGAGCATGTCGGAAAGCTCGTGAAGTTCACGAAGGTTGCCGGGTCGTCGCCATCGATCGACACCTATCGCGTCGTACAGTCCAACACCGCCGACACGCTTACGCTGGTCGGCAACCCCGTCACCGGGCTGGCGGCAAACGATACCTTCGCGTTCGTGACACACAACACGGTCATCTCGACCACGGGAACCACGTACGGCTCGCGCTGGCAGCAGCCGGGGCTTCTGCTCAACCTTCTCAAGTTCTCCAACACCTACGCCACGGGCGGCATCGGGGTGTCCTGCGAAGCGGGCATGACCGTGCAGTTCTGCAACATCTACGCGACCAACTGCCTGCGCACCGGAGCGGGCCTGTCAGCGATGGCCGTCACCATCCAGAACAGCAGCCTCACCACCATCGGGACCGCCGCCTCGCGCTACGGCATCTTGCTATTCACTCCGTCGTTTGTCGCCTTCCAGCAGTCGATGCTTCGCAACGGTGGAGCCTACACGACGCTGCCCGGCGTCACGGTCGGACCAGGAAGCGTATTCCAGCACCGCGACAACTCGACCATCTGCGGGAGCAGCGGCTACAACTTTGAGCAGGGTGCACTCGTCAACGCCGATGGGGTGTTCGAGCAGCGCATCGGCGGCTTCATCCTCCGCTGCACGGTCGGAATCGCGGGACCGGGCACGACGCTCGTGTCAAACGCACCCGGCACCGTGTTCGCCAACTGCACCGCCAACGTACAGGGCACCAGCGGTCTACATGGAAGCACCGGCACCCTGCGCGGGCTGCACGTCGTGGAGGGCAGCGCAGCGCTCACAGCAGGAACGGTGCAGGTGACGCTCACCGGCGCGGCAGCAGGCTTCACGTCGGCTACCAGCTACACGGTGCTGCTGGCGTCGAGCCTCAACGACCGCACGCTCAAGGTGGTCAACGGCTCGGCCACGCAGTTCACGATCACCAGCAGCGACCTCACCGACACCGACACCGTCCGCTACGTCGTCATCGGGAGCTAGACCATGCGCATCTACCACAACGGAAGCGCCATCCTCGGAGTCGTGTGGGCCGACGCCTACGCGAAGGTGGACGCTGCCAAGCTCCCGGCGCTGTCCATCGAGATCGACGAGGCCGAGAACAACGCGACCTGCGTGGACGTGTCGCGCTGGTGGGACCGTGGCAAGTACACCATCGTCGCCGGGGCGCTCAACACCGTGGACGGCTGGACGCCGCCGGCCGAGGTGCCATACGTCCCGCCGACACCGCCGAGCGAGGAGTAGCACATGGCCGTCGTACCTATCGTCACCGCAGCCGAGGTCAAAGACCTCAAGGACAGCTACGCGGCTGCTGTCACGACGCTCACCAGCGTCCGCGACACCAACTCCACGACCGTGGCCCAATGCAACACGGCGATCAAGAAGCTCGCCACCGTCCAGCTCGGAATGCTCAAAGTCCTCAAGCGACTGGTCTAGGAGGCCATCGTGCTCATCACCGCCAACTTCGGGACCGCGAACACGGGCGCGAGCGTCTACTACACGCTGCTCAGCCCGGACAAGAGCGTGGCGCAGAGCCGCCGGACCACGGGCATAACCGAGCTGCAATCGTCGTCGGGCATGTACGGCGTGCAGGTCGCCGACGCGACGCTCGCGGGCCTCACCGTGCTCTGGGACATCAACGGCACAGCGAAGGTCGCCACGGAGACGTTCCCGGCAGACCTGCCCGCGCTGGTGGCCGACGTCGCGGCCGTCCACGTCCACGCCGCCACCATCGAGGGATTCGGCGCACCGCCGTCCGTCTCTGCCGTAGCCGCCGGGATACTGACGACCCCGGCCAACAAACTGCTCACGTCTGCGTCGGGGTACGTCACGTCCACCAACGCAGGATCCGGCGCTTCTGCCGCCGACGTGCGTGCGGAAATGGATTCCAACTCGACCAAGCTGGCGAGCGCCGTCGCGCAGACCACGAGCGACGCAATACTGGCCGCCGTAGACGCATCCGGTGGGCACAACGCCACCATCAAAGCCAAGACCGACCAGCTGGCGTTCTCCACGGCGAACCAGGTGGACGCCAAGACCCTCAACAACTCGGACAAGACGGGGTACGCCCTGTCAACGGCCGGGAACACGAGCATCGCTGCTGCGGTGTGGGACAGGGCTACGTCTGCGCTCACCACGGCCGGTAGTGCGGGCAAGCGGTTCATGGACTTCGTCACCACCCTCGTCTACGCCGCTCCGCCATCTGTGGCCGCACTCGCCACCAGCGGGCAGGTCGCAGCCGTCCAAGCCAAGACCGACCAGCTGGCGTTCACCAGCGGGCGCGTGGATGCGAACGCTCCCGTAGACACGTCTGGGCTGGCTACCAGCGGCTTCGTCAACACCGAACTGCAACGCACGGAAGCGCTGATCGCCACGCGTCTGCCTACGAGCGGGTACACCGCCCCGCCGAGCGTCGCCGGACTCGCCACCAGCGGGCAGGTCGCTACGGTTCAGGCAAAGACCGACCAGCTCGCCTTCACCTCCGGCCGCGTGGATGCCAACGCCACCGTGAGTACGGCGGGCCTTGCAACGAGCGGGCAGGCGGCAGCCATACAGGCAAAGACCGACCAGCTGGCGTTCTCGACGGCCAACCAAGTCGATGCGAAGACGCTCAACAACGCTGACAAGACCGGCTATGCGCTGTCTACTGCGGGAAACTCAGGCGTCCAGTTGGCCGTGTGGAACGCCCTAACGTCGGCACAGACCACGGCTGGCTCGATAGGCAAGCGTCTCGTCGACTTCGTGACCACGCTCGTCTACGCCGCTCCACCTGCCGCCGCTCCCAGCACGGCCGACGTCGCTGCCGCCATCCTCTCCACGCCCTCCAACAAGCTGGTGACGAACACGAGCGGGCAGGTGCAGACCTCCAACGCCGGGACGCCGGACTTGAGCGCCGTCACCGGAGCCATCGAAGACATCGTGGACGGCACGACGCCGGTCGCACGTGTGATGCTCGTGGACACGACGACGAACCTGACGCATGGGGGGACGGGCGGCGGCGGCGAGACGCCCGTCGGCTACGTCCGCATCTCAGACGCCACGCTCGGCACGCTGCTACCGGGCACGGTCATCGACGCCTATCTGGTGTTCGACACCGACTACTCCGATCCCGTGACCGACCCCGTGACAGCAGCGGCCAACGGCACGTGGCACATGGACCTGCCCGAGAACGCGACCTACAGGATCGTGGCGAGGCTGCGCAAGCACGCGACCGTGACGCAGGAGGTGACGGTATGACCTTCCCTGAGCAGACGGAGTTGGACGGTGCGACCTACGGCTCGTTGGCGGGCGTCCAACGCTACCTGACGATGCTCACGATCACGCCAACCTCGAAGCCGTCGACGGACGAAGCCGCAGAGTGTGCGGCCGCTCAGTACCGCTCCATCAACTCCCGGCTCGACACCGCGGGCTACACCCTGCCGATCGCCGACGCAGGCGCGCTGGAACTGCTCGCCGACGCCGAGAACCTACTCGTGGCGGCCTCGCTGCTGGAGCGCCTCATCATCTCGCTGAATCCCACGCCTGAGCGGGTAGGCGTCGCGTCCGTGTGGCGCGAACAGGCCGAGCGCATCCTAGCCCCGATGGTGTCGGGACGCGCGAAGATAGGCCCTCGCACGGGCGGAAACGCGGGTATCGCCAACGCTCCGTCCACGTTCGTGGATGCGGCGCTCGAGGAGTTCATCGGCGCATACGGGGCCGACTCGTGACCACCGCGCCCCTCAGCATCACCGTCCAGGGCGAGGAGCAGGTCAAGCTCGCCATCACGCGCGTGAGCCGGGCTATGGCGCTGGACCAGCCCGTCGGCGGCCTGTCTCTGTGGGACCGCTTCGCCACGGCATTCCACGAGTCGGAGCGTGAGCTGTTCGAGAAGCAGGGCTCGACCGGACGCGCCGGGGCGTGGGATGAGCTGTCCGAGCCCTACCGCACGCGCAAGGCGTCCATGTTTCCCGGCGCGGGGATCCTCGTCGCCACCGGGGCCATGCGGGCGAGTCTCGTGGGCAAGACCGGGGATTCGATACTCAAAGCCACCGCTACCACGCTGGAAGTCGGGACCACCCGGCTCGCGGGCTACCACTGGGCCAAGGGCCGCAAGGCGATAGACGTCGGCGAAGAGCAGGAGAAGTCGCTGTTCGGCCGCGCGCTTGCCGAGTGGGGCAACGCCGTTCGGAAGGAGTGGGAGCAGTGACATGGAACGCCGCCGAGGCCACCATCACCGCGCGCGTCGACGCAGTCACCGAGAACCTTCCCGCGCTTCTTGCGGCCGCTGGTCTGCCGCCGATAGCTCCCGACCCGTCCACCGCTTCCGGGCTCGCCATCTACGACTCCCCGCGCGTCACCTACATCTGGCCCTGCGTCGAGATCGCGGAGGTGAGCGGGCCTGTCGAGCACGCGGGGGCATCCACCGATACCGTTCTCGAAGGGCTGGTGACGATCTCGTTTCGGACCGCCGACCCTGCGGGAATGCGCGCGCTGTGGACCGGCTACCTGACCGCCCTGGTCGCGTGCTTCGCCGGTCCCTACAAGGCCATCAACGTCACGTTCGCCGGGGCGACTCCGCCGTTTCGGGATGATGCCACCTTCGTGCAAGGCGTGGCAGTCCGCGTGGTCCACGAACTCGTAGAGTCCGCCTAGACCGCTAGTTCCCCCCCTTCTCTCAGGGCCTTCCCGCCGGGACAGGCTCTCGTCGTCATGCAAGAAACCATCAGGAGGTAGACATCATGGGATACGAGGTTCTTGGACCTGTCACAGACGTAAAGGTTGGCGCGTTCGGCGCCGCCGAGGCAGCATGTGTGAGCGTCGGCGGCATCGTGAAGTTCACGGTCAAGCCGAGCGCCAAGACCGAGCCGATCACGAGCGCGGCGGCCAACTTCGCCGTCGTCGACGAGTACGAGTACGGCTACGGCGCCGACATCGAGATCGAGGGAGACCAGATCACGCTCGCCAACCTGGCGCGCGCGTTCGCCGGCACGCTCTCCACCACCACCACCACCGACGACACGATGACGGCGGGCACCGGCGGTGGCGGGCTGAAGACGAAGTACCAGGTCTTCGTGTACGGGCTGAAGGCCGACGGTCAGGCCAAGAAGATGTCCATTCCCGCCATGACCTTCAAGACGGACGGCGAGATCGCGCCGACCATGAAGCAGCAGACGTGGCAGTGCAAGGGCTCGGCGCTCTTCCAGACCGCGATCAACGGCGTCTTCCAGTACCTGCCGAACCCGGCCGTCACCACCGCGCCGACGTTCGCCAGCTGCAACCCGGCTTCGGGTAGCACCTCCGCGTCCAAGACGGCGGGCATCGCCATCACGTTCGCCGTGGCGCTCGACGCCGCCGACGTGACGACCGACCACATCTTCATGCTCAAGGACTCGGACTCGACGTTCGTCCCCTGCACGATCTCGCAGGCGGGCGCCGTCGTGAGCCTGGTCCCCGTCTCGGCGCTGTCCGGGACCACGAAGTACCGCGTCGTCATAGTGCCGGGGCTCAAGTCCGGCTACGGCGTGCCGAACCCGCTCGGCTACGAGAAGAGCTTCACCACCGTCGCCTAACCCCGCAACGTGGCGGACTCGGGGCCGGGGGACTGTTCCTCCCCTTCCGGTCCCGTGTCCGCCTACCTCAACAGGAGGAACACATGAAGCGCATCGCCATCACCCTGCTCGACCCCGACACGCGCGAGCCGCGCGAGTACTGGCTGAACACGCCTTCGCAGTACGCCTTCGACCTCATGACCGACGACCACGTCTACTTCGTGAACGTCACCCCTGAGCAGAAGGTCGTCCAGGAGGCCATGCCTACCGACCGCTGGCTGGCCATCGTGCTGGCCGCGATGCTCACCGACTGCGAGCCGCACCAGCGCGGGATACCCGATCGGGTGTGGACGTACCAGGAGGTCTTGCGCATCTGGCCGATGGAGCGCGACTCGACGGCCAACATCGACGCCGCAGTCCGTGATCTCGTGGCTGACGCGCTTCATGCGCTCTTGCCGTCCGAGAGGAAGGGCACACCCGCCCCCCCTACGAAGGGCCGCGCCCGTGGCAGCGCAAAGCGCTGAGTGCGGCCCTTGCGCTCTCGAACGCGGGCATGACGTTCCTCGATCTGTACCGGATGCCACCTGCCGACGTGGACCTGCTGCTCGTGCAGTACGACTCGCTGCTGCCCGACCCTGAGTGAGGACGTGACATGGCAGACCAGACGTTGAAGCTCATCATCGCGGGCGACGCCAAGGGCGCTCAGACGGCACTCAGCGACGTAGCCAAGGGTTCGTCGGATGCGAATACGGCTCTCGGGGGAACGTCTACCGCGATGGGCCTGCTCGGGCGTGCCGCTTCGGGGCTCGCGAGCATCGGCGTGGCTGCGTGGGTGGCTGAGGGCGCGGAGAAGGCTAAAGGAGCCGAGGCTGCATGGGCCGGGCTGCGCGTTGCCGTGGACAACAGCGGCGCGAGCTTCGCCGACGCCAAGCCCGCGATCGACGCCACGCTCAAAGGGCTGTCTGATACCTCGGCCATATCCAAGGGCGCTCTGCGCGACGGGTTGACGGAGCTGGTCACGAAGACCGGCGACCTCAAGAAGTCGATGGAACTGCTGCCGCTGGTAGCCAACATCGTGGACTTCCAGAAGCTCCGCGGTGTAGAGATGAGCGCCGCCGACGCGGCCAAGCAAGTCGGCCTGGTCATGAACGGCAACACGAAGATCCTCAAGCAGTACGGCATCACGACCGAAAAGGGCGGGACGGCTGCGGGATACCTGGCCCAGATGATGGACAAGGTCAAGGGGTCTGACGCAGCATTCCTCGCCACGGCCGAGGGCAAGACCGAGGCGCTCAACAACAAGATGAGCGCGCTGCAGACCACGATCGGCGAGCGACTCCTGCCGGCTGAAAGCCGACTGACCGAGGTGCAGAGCAAACTGCTCGACGTCGCGGTAAAGCTTCCGGCCCCGATACAGGACGGCGCATTGGCCGTTGAGCAGCTTGCAGGTTACGGAGGTTCGGCTCTCGGTCCGATGGGCGCGCTTGCGGGCGGGCTCATCGGCGTGACCGCGGGGGTACTTGAGTGGGAGTCGAGCCTCAAGGTCGCACGCGATGAGTTTGGAAACTCCATAACCGCAGGCGCGTGGTGGGGTAAGACGCTGGCTCTGATAACCGGCGAGACAGCGAAGACCAAGGACAGCGCGAAAGACCTCACCGGCGCGAACAAGGACCTGACGTTCACCACGAAGGACCTGAAGGCCGCCACCGACGACCTCATCGCTTCGACCCGCACCCTCGGCAGCCTCAACATGAACTCGGCTCAAGCCGACCTGCGCGCGATGGAAGCGCACCAGGCGATAATCGACAAGACCAAGGCGCTGAACGAGGCGAAGAAGGAAGGCACGAAGACCGCCTCAGAGCTGCGCATCATGACCCAAGAGGTCAAGGTCGCGCAGATGGAGGCTACCCGCGCCGACGAGATCGCGGCAAGCAAGAAGAAGCTCGCCACCGACGCGACCAACGCGCACGCGGGATCGTACAAGACGCTGCGCGAAGACGTGCTCAAGTCCATGCAGGCCACGGGCGATTCCAACGCGCAGCCTATCCCGCACAAAAAGGTCACGAGCGACTTCCCGCTGCTGAAAGAGCAGGTAGTCCACGCCACCGATGCGGTCAAGACCTACACCGGCACCCCCGTACCGAACAAGGCCGCGCCCACCACCTTCCCCACGGCCGAGCGCCAGATATGGGATGCGTACGGCGCACTCGGCGCGTGGAACAGCCGTCCGGCCGAGGACAAGTCGGTCACGTTCACGACCACCTACCGCACGTACAACATCGCATCATCTAACGCCAACCCCACCATGCTCCGGGGAATGGCATCTGGAGCCACCGTGCTCTCCCCCACGCTCGCACTCGTCGGCGAGGGCGGCTACCGCGAGGACGTGATCTCGCAGGATCCTCGCTACCGCGCCGCGAACCTTGCCCGTCTCGCCGAGGCCGCTGCTGGGCTCGGCGCGACGATGGTGTCGCGCGCTTCAGGCGGCTACTCGGCGGCGGTTGCTGCGGGTGCTCCTATCACCATCCACGTCAACGCGGACAGCTTCGCGGACGAGTCGCGCATCGCGGCTGCCGTGGGAAGCGCGTTGCGGCAAGTCGTCGGGTCCGCGTCCATGACTCTGGCACCGGGGAGATAACATGCTCCAGATCGACGGACTCGACGTAGACGGCGGCACCGCTGCGGGCTGCACGTTCAGCCTGGAGAGATTCGACGCGCCCGAGGCACCGCTGCTGTCGGAGGCGATGGACGACAACCCGCGCACGTGGGACAACGACCTGCACGGCGACGCCACCCGCACGGCCACCGTGCGCATCGTCGCGGCTGACGGCCCGACCGCCAACGAAGGGCGCACGTACCTGTACCAGCGCTTGCGCAAGGGCGTCACCGTCTTCTACACGCCCCGGGGCGGCGACGTGATACTGGAGACCACCCTGCGGGCCTGTACCCCGATATCGGACACGTCCGAGCTGTCGGGCATGAAGGCCGAAGCGGGGATGCTCACCGTCACGCTCAACATGCGGACCGCGCCCTACTGGGTCGGCCCGCGCGTGGACGTTTCCAGCGGCGCACTCACTCCCACGTCAGGCGCGATCGCGCAGGGGCGTGGCTTCGTGAACGTGGAT